GAAATGAAAATTGAATGGAAACAGAAATCTTTTACTGACATGAAAAATGTCGAAAGGACAGCATATATTGCTACTCAAATTTTAAATGAAGATGCAGAATATGGATTGAGCTTAGAAATAAAAGTGGGGTCAATTATTCCATCCGAGTCTTTGAACGTATCAAATGAGGGAGAAGGTATGAAATATTGTGCAACGAGAAAAGTTTTTGACAATCAAGTACACACTCAAAACAAATACTGTAAAAAGTTGACTGATGCTATGGTTTGGATTGAGGAGTACGAAAAAGATGAGTTATGATTAATAGAAGGGAAACAATATCTTGATAAAAATAACAGCAAGAAATGATTATGGTGAAAAAGAAACCTTTGAAAAATGGAATGGAAAATTCTATGATGAAACAGATTTAGATCAAATTATTAGTGTAGAGTCTGATACAGTTGTATATCGCCCAGATTCCACACTAGATGGTGAGGGAGTTCCCATTGCATATGTAGTGACAGATGCATTTCCAAATGACCATATGAGAGATATTCTGTATGGAATTCAAGAAAGCTCAGTTATGAGAGCGAACTGTGCTGGGCCTATTGATGCTGAGGAAATGAAAAAGAAAGGTCTTATTGAAGGCGAACACTACAAACTACGAACACCCAACTCTTACTATGTCAAAACAAAAGGTGGCAAGTGGGGTATGATTGCGTATGCAAATGAGATTGATTCAGTTATGATTGGTGCAAAACGTGGACGATTTACAGGAAAAATTAATATATCAAATCCTGATAAGTGGGAACTGTTAGATGAACTTTGTGTTGATGTAGAGAAAGCATTTGGTAAAGTTGCACCTGAGATATATCAGAGACAACGTAGATATGCAGAAGAAGCAATTGCACCAGAACATAGACATGGAATGGTAACAACACTGTCTGCAAACAGGTATAGCGCAATGCAGAGTACGGCTATGGCCGTCCACTCTGATGGCAAGGACATTGAGTATACAACAATGAGTTGCCATCGTCAGGGGTCTTATACAGGTGCTTACCTATCATTCCCTCGTTGGGGAATTGGTATAGATTTACCAGATAATTCGGTATGCATTGCAGATTCTAAGTCACTACATTGCGTTACACCTATTCATGGCCCAGGCCAAAGATTTACGACAGTATGTTATACTGACAGGTCATGTGCAACACAAGGAAACATGGGAAAATCTGAACGACTTATTGGCAGATTTGCAAAAAAAGAAGTGGGAAGTTTAGAAGATTTTATATAAAAATACCTTGACTTTTCCCCTACCAAGTGGTATTATAACACTATGAATTTTTACACGAATGTCATTCAGTACGGCAACTTTCTTTTGGTGCGTGAGGTCAAAGATGGGCAACGTAATATAAACAAACGTGTAAAATATTCACCAACATTGTATGCTCCTGTAGCGAAACAAACACCATACAAAACTCTAGATGGTAAATATGTCACAGATATTCAATTTGATAATATTCGTGATGCAAAAGAACACATTGAAGCTTACAAATCACAGCCCGAACTAGTCTACGGCAATACTCAACATCCGTACAGTTATATTGCAGATGAATATGCTGGTCGGGTTGATTGGGATATTGACCAACTGATGATGGTGACAATTGATATTGAGGTCAAGTCAGAAAATGGTTTTCCTTCACCTACTGAAGCAAGTGAAGAATTACTATCCATCACCATCAAGAACCATCAATCCAAAAAGATTGTAGTGTGGGGTATCGGTGACTTCACAACAGAACGTAATGATGTTACCTATGTCAAATGCGAGAGTGAAGTACACCTACTCAAAGAGTTTCTTGTATTCTGGGAACGACATTATCCAGACATTATCACAGGCTGGAACACAGAGTTCTTTGATATACCTTACATATGCAATCGAATCATTAACCTGTTTGGTGAGGATGAACTAAAACGATTATCGCCTTGGGGTTCAGTACGAGAGAAGTCTGTCTATAAGATGGGAAGAACACATCAAGCATATGACATTGCTGGTGTTTCTGCACTAGATTATTTTGACCTGTATCGTAAGTTTACCTATACTGCACAAGAGTCCTATCGACTAGACCACATTGCGTATGTGGAACTAGGTCAACGTAAGACGGGCAATCCCTTTGAAACCTTCAGCGAATGGTATCAGAAAGATTATCAATCGTTTATTGAATACAATATACAGGACGTTGAGATTGTTGACCGTCTAGAAGACAAGATGAAGCTGATTGAGCTCTGTCTTACCATGGCATATGATGCAAAAGTCAACTATACTGATGTGTTGGGTTCGGTGAAGTATTGGGATATTCTTATCTATAACTATTTGCGTGAAAAGAACATAGTGATACCGCAAAAGGTAGCACGTGAAAAAGCAGAGAAGTTTGAAGGTGCGTATGTCAAAGAACCACAGGTAGGTATGCACAAATGGGTTATGAGTTTTGATTTGAACTCACTGTATCCTCATCTAATCATGCAGTACAACATATCACCAGAGACACTTGTTCCTAGTAAACCTGTAAAATTGGTGGATAAGCTGTTAGAAGGTAAAGCACGAAACGAAACTGAACATTGTATGACACCAAATGGTGCGTTCTTTCGTAAAGACAAACGTGGGTTTCTTCCAGAGATTATGGAAACCATGTACAATGACCGTACCAAGTACAAGAAACTCATGTTGCAAGCATCACAAGAGTATGAGAATACCAAAGACCCTAAGTTGTTAAAGGACATATCCAAGTATAACAACATTCAGATGGCTAAAAAGATATCTCTCAACTCAGCTTATGGTGCAATCGGGAATAACTATTTCCGATACTATGACTTGATGATTGCAGCTGCAATCACTACATCGGGTCAGTTATCTATTCGGTGGATTGAGAAATCTCTGAACATCTACTTAAACAAATTATTGGAGACAGACAATGTGGACTACGTTATTGCTTCGGATACGGATTCGGTATACATTACTTTTGACAGATTGGTTGCTAAGTTGTTTGGAGAGGGAACGGAAACTAGAACTATTGTCAATTTCTTGGATAAGATTGCAAAAGAGAAGCTGGAACCATTTATTGAAAAAAGTTATACAGCTCTTTCACAGGTAACAAACGCATACGAACAAAAGATGCAGATGGCGCGAGAGGTTATCGCAGACAAGGGTATCTGGACTGCAAAGAAACGATACATTCTAAATGTCCACGATAGTGAAGGGGTGCGATACAACGAACCAAAGCTCAAGATTATGGGTATCGAAGCAGTCAAATCATCTACACCACAAGTGTGTCGGGATAAGATTAAAGAGGCTCTGAAGATTATAATGAACGAGGATAGCAAAGTGCTAAATACATTCATACAAGACTTTCGGAGTGACTTTATGAAACTAGAACCAGAGAATATCGCGTACCCAAGAAGTGTGAACGGACTTGAGAAGTTCTCATCATCTAACGGTATGTTTGCGAAGGGTGCGCCTATACATTGCAAGGGTGCAATACTATACAATCACCTACTCAAGACCAAGAAACTAACCAAGAAATATCCTCTGATACAAGAGGGTGATAAGATTAAGTTTGTGCATCTGCGTCAGCCTAACGTGTATACCTCAAGTGCGTTTTCTTTCATCACTTCCTTTCCAAAGGAACTTGACTTGAAGGACAGAATAGACTATGATACACAGTTTACTAAATCATTTGTTGAACCACTGAAGTTTATCTCAGAGAAGATAGGGTGGTGGATAGACGATAGTTATGGAACACAAGGAACTTTGGATGGATTTTTTTAATTATGAGATACTATAGATACACGCTTGATGAGCTAAAACAATCATCAGACAGAAAATTATTTAATTACATATCATTCTTCGCAGGGGGTGGTGGTTCGTCCGCTGGATACAAACTTGCGGGCGGTGACTGTAAGTTTGTCAATGAGTTTCAACAGGTCGCGGTGAATACCTANCTAGAGAACTGGCCCAACACACCACATATTTGTGGTGATATCAAGAACGTGACAGGTGCTCAAATCATGGAGATGACAGGACTGAAGGTAGGAGAGCTGGATATACTAGACGGCTCACCACCATGTCCGCCGTTCTCTATGAGTGGTACAAAGCAAAAAGGTTGGAACAAGGAAAAGACCGCGTATGGTATGAAACAAAAGAACATTGAAGACTTGACNTGGGAACAGATACGCATTGCGGGCGAAATGCAACCCAAAGTTATCGTATGTGAGAACGTAAAAGGTCTGACGATGGACTACGCGAGAGAACATCTATCCAAGATGGTGCGAGACTTCGAAGCGCTCGGATACACCACAGTGTATAAGGTACTGAATGGTATTCATTATGGTGTACCACAGAAACGACAACGAGTGTTTATCATATCCATACGAAACGATGTGATGGATGAGATTGGTATGCCGTGGATGTTGGCAAGTTCAATCTATCCAGAACCAAGAATAGAAGAAGAGCCTACTGTAGAGGACGCGATAGGTGATTTGCGTGATGATGAAGAGAATATGGTAGAAGCGCATGAG